CCCTAGTGGACAGGTGTTGAGAAAGGAAATCGGTAATAATTCTGGAAGTGGTTCGACTACGAATGACAATATAATCGGTCACACACTAATCTTAGACTATGCTCTCCTCAATTTTTTTGATGGAGATCGAAAGCAGGTCGAAAGGGTTGTGGCTCGATTGTTTGGTGATGACGACATAGGGAGTGTTAATATAACTCCGGACCAGTATGGTTTCTTTGAGAGCTCGATTCGGAAGAGTTTCGGAGACTTTGGAATGGAGTTAGATCCCTTTTGTTTGTCTGGTACCCTTGAGGGTGCAGAGTTCCTGGGGTTTAAATTCCACAACCATGGTGGGGTTTGGGTTCCAGTATACGATGAAGAGCGTCTTCTGGCTTCTTTTTGCTATACTTTTGAAAAAGGTAATGCAGGGAAGAGCTTAACGAAGGCGTGGACTTTAACAGTGATGTCCAGCACGGGACGCCGAGAGGTGTTCGATTCCATGTGTTTGGCGATTTCACACTATTGTGATACTCTGAGAAACTCAGTAGACACTGTCGTAGTATCTTTTCGTGAGATGGGTCCCCCAACTTACGAGGAATGTATCTCATTTATGACAGGTCGGGAGAGTTCTCGAGTTCCAAATTTCTTTGATTATGAGTTCGCATCATGGTTCGCAAATAGGTCGGAGGTGGTATAATAAAGTTTGTTTTACTATCATGAATCGTGTAACGAGATCAGAGAAGCTGCTAAACCGTTTGGTGGACGCAGGAAAATTAACCGCGAAAGGGCGGGATTGGCTCATAGCAGCAATCGACCCAATGCATGACACGCAATTGCAGAACTTAGCGGGCTGGCCGGATATAGAGGACCAAGCCTCGGTGGTGCGTTGCTACAAGCAGTCAGTAAGCTTGAATGGAACAGGAGTCGGATCGGACGTCCCTTTCGATGTCGTGATCCAGACGTTCCCAATACTGAATAGTGCTCAGTTAAGCAATCCAGTTTTTCGAGCCAATAACATCATAAGTCCAACTAATAGCCTTGCGGTTTTAGAAGTCGGAGGAGTGGTGGCAACATGTTACCCCACTGGATCTCAGTGGGATGTGTCAACTTCAGCTGGAGATGGGGTAGACACGGTAATAGATCTTCCGGAGACGATTGTCGCCGGGAATGGACGTCTAATAGGCATGGGTTTTGAGGTTGTTAACACGACGGCGGAGATATACCGTCAAGGTACCGCGTACGTGTGGCGAACCCCCCAGCAATCTGACGCTTTAGGCAAATGGGGTAAAACCCGTGTCCTAACAAATGGTACGGATTATGTCACGGACTCATTTATGGGCCGGCAGGTTCAATGGTATCCTAGCAATGAGCAATCAATTTTGCTTCTCCCCGGTTCTCGGGTGTGGGAGGCATCAAAAGGTTGCTATTGTGTGGTACCGTTTTTATCAGCAGACAATCCAGTTACCCCTTGTGATTATATCACACCAGTGGTGCTTGATCAGTTTGATTCTAACATTCGAGCACCCTTCAACAATCCGCCTATCTATTGCCAATCACCTTTCTTGCAGATTAATGCAGGGGTGAGTTATTATGGCGTAGGTGTGCAGAATAAGTTTGCTCCCGTCCATTCGGCTGGGGCAGCTTTTACGGGACTTAGCTCCCAGACAACTCTAACGTTATCAGTCAACTACTACTACGAGTATTTTCCAAGCTCAGCAGATGTAGGATTGGTAACTTTAGCGAAGCCCAGTGCTTGCTATGACCCCCTAGCTCTTGAGCTCTACTCGATTGCTCTCTCTGAGATGCCTGTCGGTGTGGAAGCTTCGATGAATGGGTTGGGAGACTGGTTTGCGGGACTGGTATCACGGTTTGCACCAACAATTGGTTCGCTGTTAACCCCGGTCTTCGGACCAGGTGCAGCGGCTGTAGGT